GGTGGTGGCAGTGCGGCTTTTCAAAATGTTCGTGCCGTAAATTTCGACGGCACTGATGACTACATGAAATGCGATAACAATTTTGCCACCTTGTTTCGCAGTTCCTTTTCAGTTTCTTTTTGGATCAAATTCAATGATACCTCAGGTTTGCAAATTCTGCTTAGTTCAAGCAACGCAACTGCCCGTGATCGAATACAATTTTGGCATGACGGCGCTAACCTTAATGTCTTTTACGAAGCGAATGATGTAAGCTCAGGACTGCTAGGTTCAGGAAGTCAAACTTGGACAAACTGGAACCATATAGTGGCAACCTTTGAGCAAAGCGGGTCAAGTTGCGCGAGCGTTTTTTATGTTAATGGAAGTTCTGTCGCAAGTAATAGCGTAACCTTGGATATGTCTGCTTACGCAACAACAGGAACTGCTCCCGATTTTTTAGTTTGGGCGGCAAGAGCCTTATCAACTTCCATAGGTTTTTACTCAAATGTCAAACTTGATGAAATGGCTTTCTTTAGTTCAGCTTTATCCGCTTCTGACGTCTCAACTATTTACAATAGCGGAGCGCCCGATAGCTTGAGTGCATTTTCACCTGCTCATTGGTGGCGGATGGGTGACATCAACGGAGGTTCAGGAACAACCATAGCCGACCAAGGATCAGGAAGTGTGGATGGAGAACTTATCAACGGGCCAACCTACATAACTGACATCCCATCATGAGTACAACCTATTGTATTATTGAATCAGGTGATGTATCAAGCGTTGACTTTGATCAAGTGTTTGAGACTTCGGAAAACACTCTAAGGTACAATAATGAGGAGACCCAAACCTTCGTGAAATACGAGGGGGCAAAGCCTCGTTTTCTTTACGGTAAAGACACCTACACACACTCGCAAATCCTTACAATCCTGTCAGGTGATGATTGGACACCAACAGAGTAATGGCAACGGAAGTCGGAGAAAACACTCAGATACGCGCCAACCTTGCGTTTGTTGGAAAGACAATCGGTATAGTTGGGGCAAGTGTATGGTTTTATTCTTCGATGGTTGCAGACATACAAACCATAGATGTTGATTTAATGCGTTTGCATCACGAAGTGGAAATGAACTCGGAGTTCCGCATCAAATGGCCAAGAGGTGAGCTTGGTGCATTACCCGATGATGCCGAGCAAAACATGCGCTTGTTGTTCTTGGAAAAGCAAGCAGAGAAGCATGAGCAAATCATCGAGGAACTTCGGTATTTAAGGCAACAATGATATGGAAGTTTCCCATTACATGTTTGCAGGAGTTGGCGTTGCCCTCTCTATCCTTGCGTTCTTCATCAAACGAAACAAATGGGAACTTGAAAAGATGAATGAGAGACTGCGTCAGCTTGAAATTGCGAATGCCGGGCAATCCAAGGATCTCGCACACCTCACCAAGCTAGCCGAGGATCGGCGCGAGGATGTGAAGAATCTATTTAAACGCTTGGAGGGCAAATGAAATGTTTGAGTTACTTACGCTCTTTCTCACCGGCGGGGGGTCGGCCGCAATGGGGAGTATTCTTAAGGGCGTGTTTGGGGCGATTACCGATGCTCGTCAGCAGAAATATGAGATGGAAATGGCGAGGGAATGTCGTAACAATGAGTTCGCTCTACAATTCCAAGCGTCAATCAATAGTGGTCCTGGTGGAGCTTTTACTCGTGCTACTAGGCGGATGCTTGCTCTTATCGGCATGTTCACCCTCAGCTTCATCACCTGCATCACAACCATCTTCCCAAGTGTTCCGCTCGTCAGTACAACAAATATTACCGGAGAAGGACGAAGAGAGTTCCTATTCGGACTCTTCAGTTTTCCGGCAGAGCAAGCCCCTTTGGTCGTTACAACGGGACATATTGCCCTCTTCGAAGCAACCGTCGTGTTGCCGTTAATCATAGGATTTTATTTCACACCTGGAGGCAGAAGATAATGTTTGATCGAGTTTCGTATATAGGCATGAGCGGGACGCTCGCAACCTTCGGATTATCCGCATTTGATTCCGCAATCGGAATTCTTGTTGGCTTAGTCACCCTGGCCTACATGAGCATCAAACTTTACCAAGAAATCACCAAGAAGTAATGCCACGCTACACTCCAAATGGTCCACTTGACGATCCTATCTTAGTAGACGGGGATCGCGGATTTCGTGGTATCGATTCATACCTTGAGAACACATCCTTACAGGGTGGATTTGTGGAGACTAGCGAGAATATGCGTCTCACCGGAGACTTGGCGGAGACCCGAAAAGGTATTGATTTCTTAGCAGGAAACCTAAGCCTTACCTACAATGGTTCAGATGAGCGTGTATTTGCCTCAACACTCTTCTCAGACCCTGCAACAGGCACTGAGTTTGTGGTAGTTGCAACCAAGACAAAAGCAATCATTTGGAATGACGCGAACAACTCAGGTATCGCAATTGATTACCCCGGTGGTGAAGTAGTCGCAGATGCGGATGGAGCATCCTTTGTACAGAACTTTGAGAAGCTAATTTTATTTCGTGGCACTGCAAAAAGACCGCTTGAATGGGATGGCAATTTTGCATCACCTACTGACTTTGCAGAAAAAACAGGGTCTGCGAGTGGAGCAGGTATTGCCTGCCCCAACTCAACCTTTGGAATAAGTTTTAGAAATCGATTAATCATCGCAAATCCTGTGACCACAAACCCTGTGGGTGGGGACAGTAATTACAGTGTGATCATGTCGGATCTCTTGGATAGTAATAATTTCACGGCGGCAGACGCGCAGTTCAGAATCAACAAGGGAAGTGCGGATAAACTCGTAGGATTCTTTCCCTATCAAGAGGATCAATTAATCGTGTTCATGCGCAACTCGATCCACATGATCAACAACATTGCCACGGTGAGCGCGGCAAACACTTACGAGATCACCCGTCAGCATGGATGTGTAGCTCGCAAGTCTATCGCACAGAGCGGACCCCAAACTTTCTTCCTGTCAGACAATGGGGTCATCGTACTGTCACCTGGCACTGATCCCGCAAAAGGTCTCGGAGTCGCAATTAGTAAAGTAAGCGGAGAAACCATACCGATGACCCGCCCAATACAGGATCAGTTTGATGAGGTTAACTTCGCACATGCGGACAAGTCCTGTGGAGTGGTGCATGATAATAAGTATTACCTCGCTGTACCTACGGGCAGTTCAACCGTTCCCAACGCAATCTTCATTTTCGACTTACTTACCTCCACATGGATAAGCGTGGATAGTTACCCCGCAATGTCAGGAAGCTTGGCATTCCATGTAGATGATTGGGTCATCTGCTCACACGGGAGCAACCCGACTAGACGCAGACTCTTCGCCTGCAATGACACCGGGTTTTATTTGATGGAAGAAAACCAAATTGATGATTCCGGTCGCAAGATTGGATCAACCTCAGAATCAGGTACAACCGCAATCGCGGGTAAGCTAAAGACGAGATCCTTTACTTTTGGAAGTGTCGATGTCAAGCGTTGGAAACGCGGACAAGTCGGAGTCAACACCGTGGCATCTGATGCGTTCACCGTGAAGGTCAACACCATCGATCCTGACGCATCAAGCACTGTCTTGACGCACACCGCTTCGGGGACCGAAGAAGCGTTATTGCGATTCGGAACGGGTAGGGTGCGTGGCTATGGGGCTTCGGTTGAGATTGATGTCACTAGTGGGAGACCGAGCTTTAGACACATCTCGCTTGAAGCGATTGCCAATGGACTCAACGCCAGGAGGGAAGTTGCATAATGGCGATTACTGCGTCAGTCACAAGAGGTTTTACATTTGCCACAGGTGTGGAGGTGACCGCCGCCGCACTTAACCAACTCGGTACACCAACTGTCACGATTAACGAGGGAAATGTGAACATCACGGGTGGTACGATTAGTGGCCTATCCTCACCTATTGCCATTGGGGATGGCGGCACAAACGCAACCTCCGCAAGTGCCGCGAGATCGAACCTTGGACTTGGCACGATTGCCACACAAGCGAGCAATGCGGTAGCAATAACAGGTGGGACCATAAGTGGGACCATTATGACGCTAAAGAGTTATGCAGTCAGCGGAGTTCCATCCGCAAGTCCTGCGGGTCAGATGATTTATGTCACGGATGGAAACGCAGGAGCCGCCACAGTCGCGGTGAGTGATGGATCAAATTGGAAGGTGGTTGCTTTGGGGGCGAATATATCGACATGAATATCCTGCTCAAAGCACTTGATTTATACGAGAAGATCGGGACTGATCTTTTCAAGGACATATCTGTTTACATGGACAAAGGTTATGTCTTTAAGACCCCCGAAAGCTTATTGCTCGGTAAAGCGGTTCGCCGAGACCAGGGCAACCCTGACGCTCAATGGGATGTCGAGGAACCTGATGCTTGGTATGTCAGGACCGCAGTTGGAGACAACTCAGTAAAAGAATTTATCGACCGAATACCTTACCCACTTCCATTTGTTGGTTGGATGAGGCACACCAAAAACAAATCAGTAAAATACTTTAGTTACGACCAAGTAAGGAGAAGAATGAAATGAGTAGTCCCGACATAAATTATCCGGCTCAACCGACTTACGGCGAAGGTATGCGCGAAGCCCTTGAGGCACAGGTTGCCTTGCTCACAGGAACCAAAGTCGGAGAAGCAGACTTTTCACAGTTCGAGGGTGGACTGCAACAACTTTTACAAGAATACGAGGCTCCGATCAGAGAGACCACCGCACAAATTGACACCGATGTTTTGCGGCAGACTTTGTTGGGTAGTGAGCAGAAGGTTGTACAAGATCCTGAGACCGGACAGTTCGGAATACCGGGTGCGGAAGTTGTTACGGGTGAGGACGGTGAACCGCAGACTGCGGGTGGCGGTAGGTATCAAATCGTGATGACAAAAGCAGCAAAACCCTTTGCACCCGGAGGGGCGCGGAAAGGCTCAAGCAGTGGATTAAGCCCCACCTACACAATTTTAGATATACAAACGGGTGGAGTCGAAACTTTTAGTGAGAGTGTCACTTCTGATAGAATAGGCACGGCTGAAGCTGCAACCGAAAAAGCGCTCAAAGCGGTTAGTGATAAACTTGCCGAACTACAAAACACAATTGAGGAAGCCGATGGAGATGTCGAAGCTCCTACCCGCGAGTTTAACTTCACCAACCCCAACATTCCCGCAGACCCATCAAAAGCAGGACAAGAAGGTTTTGATTCGGAAGGTCGAGCCTTACTCCAAGAGGGTGATGTAGTCCGAGCCGAGGACGGCATGATCGACCTGTTGGGTGATAAGCGTCAAGTACAGGGATCGGTTGCAGATTACAAATCTTATGTTCAGGGTCAAGAAGACTTAAATGCAGCATTCATTGCAGCAAAACAGGCCGGAGACCCAAGAACCGTTGAGGAGTTCGGGAAAGAACATTATGAAAAGATGGGAGGTCGTGAAGAAGGTAGAGATTTACCAACGATGTTTGGAGACACAGATCGTCAAGCGGGTTTCGATGCACAAGGTAACTTTCTCGGACTTTCCGCATTAGCCGAGGATGTTCAGGCAGGTAACCTTTCCCGTCAACGCGAGAGGGATCTTGCGGATGTTGAGCGTCTGTCAGGCCGTTTTCAGGATGTCATGGCAGACTATCGTCCTGGTACAACCGAAGCTTTAGCCGGAGCGCGCGAAGTTCTCGGTCAACAACAGCAAAGATTGACAGGTACACGCTCCGCTACTCAAGCGGATGTGGACGCAGAGACTGCTACGGAAGTTGGGGAATTGATAAGCACAGGTACTTCAGGAGGTTTTCAAGATCCAACTTTTAGTGCAGACACGCAATTTGGTGGAGCATTATCTGCCGAACAAGCGGATGACCCTAAAAATGATCCACTTCGCGCCGCACTTTTGCGTGACGCTCGCGGGGCGCTTGATGAGGGTTTGACATCACGCGAAGAACGGCAAATTGCAGAAGCCGCAAGAGCAAGAGCAACCATGATGGGTCGCACTTTCGATCAATCCGAAGCGATTAACGAGGCACAAGCTCGCGTACAGGAGGATAATCTACGCCGTATGCAAAATCGGGCATTCGCAAGTCAAGTGCTTGGTCAGGAAGCAGGCTTGCAAACCGGAGACCTTGGAAGAGGTATGCAACAGGAATTACAGCAGGTTGGAGCGGATATGGATGCCGAGCGTTTACGCCAGGCACAAACTGCGGGATTTATTGATGCGTCCACCCGGCTTGCAGGTTTGGAAGCGAGTACCACGATGGACCCATTTGCCGCGCTCCTAAATCGGGCAGGCGGAGGAAGTTTAGCCGCAGGTCAAGGTGTATTTGGTGCGGCGGGATACGGGTTAGATAGTGGACCGCAATACTTAAACCCTGAATCGGGTCTCGGCTTTATTTCCAATATGGCCGCGAATGAAGCGTCGATGTTTGGTGCAGGTCTATCCGCTGATGCGTCAAGGACAGCAGGATTAGCAAGTGGCTTAGGTAATTTAGTGGGATCAGGTATAGGTGCTTTTGCCGCATTCTGTTGGGTAGCTCGCGAAGTCTACGGACCCATGAATCCGCAATGGATGCATTTCCGCGATTGGATGTTCGCAGAATCTCCAAGGTGGTTCTTCAACTTATACCGCAGATTCGGAGAACGCTTCGCCAATTGGATTAGCGATAAACCACGCATCAAGGCAATTATCCGCAAGTGGATGGACTCTAAAATAGGAGACAAATAATCATGGCAAGACGACCATTCTTTTCAGGAAAT